CGACATGTCTGCACTTGACAAATCCCAATCACCTGATCTCAATCACCGCTCCCCATTCAGCGACCGACATCCATGTCGTGACCAAACGTACTCACCGCTCAAAAAAAAATAAAAAAAATCCCCCTTGAACTTTCTGGCCCTACCCCTACCATGGCCCTATGACCTTCATCCAGAAACTCAAATCCATTCTCTCTTACTATGACGATTGGAAACCCCATGGCATTCAACGAAGTCCCGGAACCACAGCATCCCCCACACCTTCCTCAAAGAGATTCACGACCTGCTGGACATCGCCATTGACAACACCACAGAGGCCAGAGCCACACACGACCAATCCCTGGGCAGAACGACACGCAAGAACCAGCGGATGGGAGACATGTACGACGAAGACATTTCTCGTCTGCAGAACGCCTACGCCCAACTCAAAGGAATAATAGAGTGAAACCCACCCACGCAGTGACCAGCCACAAGTCGCAAGGCATGACCTGGGAAGACATGCAGAAGGCAGCGGATTACCAGCCGCTGGACCTTGACAATGGATGCGTCATCGACATCTTCATTGGCACCGAATCGGCGATTGGAAGGATGACGGCTGCGACTCTCAAAGAGTCTCCGGAAGAGATCGATTGCGGACAGTCCATGCTCTTCGGCACTCCGTACGAGTCGTACCCGACACTGAACGAAGTTCATGAACGTGCCGTTGAGCTTCGAATGCAAGGCAAAAAAATCTGCGTTCTTGGAGAGTAAGATGAAACCCCCCTACGACGATAACGACAGTGCCTACGAAGAATTCAACAACAAAGCCTACGAACTCCTGGGCATGCGACACGACACCCGGCATCCGTTTCTCTTCCTGCTGACGAGAATGTCGAGGGACACGGGAGAATCATCCAGCACCGCACTGTTCCGCTTCGAGCTGCGTGGCCACAGGATGCAGGTCGACTCGGTGCTGCCGATGTACGGAGCTGACCCGGAAGACGACTTCGGAGGTGAGTTGCCCGACGATGCTCCGCAGGAAATTCTCACGTTCAGCGAGGTACTGGACTTCGTGGGCGACGTGCTGGTGCCCAGAGACGGAGAGCATGTCGGCGAGGCAGAGATTCAGTACGTGATGGGCAAACTCTGCCTCGAACGGGAAGCGGCAGTCAGGTACATCCGTGAGATGCGGGAATCCGCCCAGGATCAGCGGGACTGTCCGGACTTCGGGCCGATGCAGATGATCATGCTGTTGTGCAAGCGAACGGGCTGCACGATCTCGCTGCACAGCGATGCGAAGGGCGAGTGGCGGATTGACCTGCACACGCCAAAGCCGAGCGATCGGCTGGTGACCGAGACTCAGTTGTTTTCACTTTCTGCGATGGACGCCATCGCTCATCTCAACACGTTACCGAAGGTAGAATCGACATGACACACGGCAACGCCACTCACCGCGACACGCAGTCCAGGGAATACAAGACCTGGATTCACCTGCGTCGAAAACGACGGTCGCAGACCTGTCCGCGATGGAATAATTCTTACGAAGACTTTCTCAGCGACATGGGAAGATGCCCGGACAACCTCGTTCTGGGCAGATTTGACAACGAAAAGAAGTACGGGCCGTACAACTGTGCCTGGATGACTCGCAAGCAAATGACGAGATACCGGCACCAGAAAAGAGAGATTGACATTTCAAAATAGCTGACTCACGATGTCTACTGTGATGTCTCCTTGTGAGAGAGTGAGCGACAAGAGCCAGCAGGAAGGACTCCTGCTGGCTCTTGTTGTGCGCGGACACGAACATCCATAGGATTCCACAGGTGTTTGGGCAGAACACATTTCTGTGTTTTCAGGGCAAAACCCACGTTACAGGATCAAATACAGATGGGACACCAAGTGAATTACACTGATCCACCCACAATTTTCGCCGGGACATTTGTGATTGCGAGCTGTGCAGGACTAGCCCAACTGCTACGGTCTGGCAAAAAACTCTCCTGGAGAAGTGTTGTCTCAGCCGGGTTAACCTCAGGGTTGCTTGGGTTGCTGGTTAATCTGCTGCTCTGGCAAAAATACTCCACCTCGGACGAAGGTGTCTGGCTGCTGATGGGTGTCGGCCTACTGGCAGGATTTGGAGGAATGTCACTGCTCGACCTCATTGTCGAACTGGCCAAAGGCAACGTGAAAATCGGAATTCAATTGGAGAAAAAAGATGACAATGAAAAATAGAAACAGTCTATCCTGGGCACTGTTGTCAGTAGGACTGCTGTTGGTCATTGCCATTGCGACATTCACCGTTCAGATGAGAGAACAACAACGCCTGGCCCTGGGCCAGGCAATGTTGATTGCTGCAGCCATTGCGGAAAGCGACACGGCCACGATTGCGGCAACTTCTAACGGCATTATCACAGACTGGAATAAAGCCGCTGAAGAAATGACAGGATACAGGCAAGAAGAGGCGGTGGGCTGGGGATTGAATTTCCTGATCCCTGAGAAATACCAGGCAAGTCATCACAGAGGCATTGAAGAGGCAGCTAAGCGAGAAGGTCTTTCCAAGCCGGTGCAGATCGTTCGTTGCTCCATTCTTCATAAGAAGGGGCACGAAGTTCCCGTTGTATTCAGTCTCCGGAGGATACCTGCAGGAAGCACTCGGTACGTGGTTCAGATGGATAGGGCCAAAGATGTGCTGGAAATCGAAATGAAAAACTGAGCCTTGACAGTCAGGAAGTATCTGCACAGGATTTTAAGAAAACAGCTATCCAAAAGGAGCTTCAAATGCCCAAAGCAGGACAAGTCTGGACCACCGCCGAAGCAGCGGACAACACTTCCACGGTGATCACCATCACGCCTCCGGCGAACAAGCGAGTCGCGCTGCACTTTTTGCTGTTCGGCTACGACAAGACGCTGACGACGACTCCAGGTCGTCTCACGATCACGATCGACGGCGTGGAAGTTCTCAGTGTGCCGGTCACTCAGGCGGGACCTGGTCCCTTGGAGCTGCCTGAAATGGCTGGTGACGTGACAGGCGACGTCATGGTCATCACCTTGACGACCGGCGGGACTGCGGTGCAGGGCTCTCTGACTTCGATGCATACCTTGGAGTACTAACATGGAAGACGCCTTCAACTTCAACTACAACGGCAACAGCGGAAAGTCGGGAAACTCCGGACTGTCCATGCTTGATGAATTCGACATCGGCCTGATAAAGACCGTTGAAGAGAAGAAGAGCCGGAAGAAATCCATCGACATCAATGTTGTCTGCCCAATGGCAGGAAGGGCGTTCTGCTTCGCGGACTGGAAGAGGTCATTGGGAAGACTACCACTGCACCGCAGCCACTTGCTGGTCTACGATAACGGGAACAGCCCGAAATTCTCGCAGCGGCTTCTGGCGTTCTGTCAGGCGGAGATTGACAGCTACACGATTGTTGAAGACAGGAACTACGAAGTTCCCTCACATCTTCAGCACAATTGCCAAGCCCTCAGCGCTCGATGCGATGCTTTTTATCGGCACATCTACGAAGAGTTGATTGATCAGAAGTTGCCGCTGTGCCTGAACCTGGAAGATGACGTTGTCATTCCCAGTGATTCTTTCGAGAAGCTTTACCACGTCATTCAGGATGAGAGCATTGGCACGGTAATCGGCCAATGCAACGACAGACGTGATTTCATTTATCGTGGAGCTAAAAGTTCGATCTCTGTGGACTTTGAAGTACATGCTCGTGTCGGGGCTCAGTTTGCACTGAAAATTTCTACGATTAACCTTCCGGAGAAGAGGCGAGGCGTCGAGACCATCGGAGCTGGGCACATGGGACTGTGGCTGACTCGTACGGATGCCATTCGCGAAGTTGGCATAGGTCGTACCTATGGCGGCCTCAAAGGCACTGACATGAACTGGGGATACGCTCTGAATTCTCGGGGCATCGATTTCGCCATTGACTGGTCGGTCAAGATGGGGCACCTGTTCAAAGACAGAAATGGCAAAAAGCAGGTATGCTGATTCTTCGGAACTGTCGGTTTTTGCGAATGGCAAAGACCGGAACCACGTACTGCACGACAGCCATCCGAGCCAGTTGCCCCAACTCTTGGGAGTTGGGGAACGACGAGCAGTACCACTGGTCTTCAGGAAAAGGGCCAGACATGCCCGCCTTCGGGTTTGTTCGACATCCCTTGACATGGTACGAATCGTACTGGCGTCACCGAGTCTCTCATGGCTGGAAAGACTGTGAGATCGACAACGCCTGCAGAGCCGACACGTTCTCGCAGTTTCTTGAAAACGTCCTGCAGAAAATAGAACCGGGCTTTGTAGGGAGAAGCTTTGAAGGCATGTTCGGAAGTGACTACTCCGCCTGTCAATTCGTAGGTCGTTTTGAACAACTGCAGAATGATCTCGTTGCCGCACTGCTGTTCTTTAGAGAAGATGTTTGTGTAAAAGCACTGCTGAACGAGCCTCCGAGAAACGTCGGGGATCGAACAGCCGTCCCCTCACAACAAATTCCCGCACCACTTGCTCAGCAAGTGGCACTGGCAGAAAAGAGAACCATATTTCGCTTTTACGCGGGCTGTCCGATACTGCAGGCCGCTCTCCAGTTAAAAAAAAATGAACAGCCAAAATGACAGCAACAGCCACACAGCCTACCCAGAGCTTCACGCCCGAAGTTCACTGGGGACGTGTCGACGGGCAGCTTAGGCCGTACTCCCGCGACCCGGACGGGAACATCGTCCTGCTCACCTGGGCTCCCATGCCGGGCAGTCAGAAAGGGTTCATGGAATGTGCGATCCAGGAAGTTTGTTACGCCGGAACACGAGGCCCAGGTAAGACCGATGCGTTGCTGATGAGCTTCGCTCAGCACATCGGGAAGTGGGGCAAGGATTGGCGTGGCATCATCTTTCGCCGGACGTATCCCGAGCTGGAAGACATCATCGGCAAGGCGGATAAGTGGTTCACGGAAATCTTCCCTGAGGCGACGTACAACAAAGGGAAGCACTTCTGGGAATGGCCGACTGGAGAGCGACTCTACTTCGGGCACATGCGAGTGCCTACCGACTACAACAAGTACCACGGCCATAACTATCCGTTCATCGGATGGGAAGAACTCACGACGTGGCCGTCGAAGGATTGCTTTGTCGTCATGCTCTCGACGAATCGAACGACGAACCCACAGGTTCCGAAGATGATTCGTGCAACGACAAATCCGCACGGATGTGGACATAATTGGGTAAAAGCCAGGTACAAGTTGCCGGTTAAAGAAGGTAAGCGATTCGGCGAGATTTGTGGCGGCGACGTCATGACCGACGAGAAGGGTCGAGCGATCCTGGACAACCAGGGCAAGCCGATGTACCAGCCGGAACGTATTGCCATTCACGGCGACATCGACGAGAACTTCTTACTGCTCGACGCTGACCCTGGCTACAAAGCCACAATTGCCGCATCGGCAAGCTCACCGAGTCAGTTGAAAGCATGGCTCCATGGTTCATGGGACGTTGTCGCTGGTGGGATGTTCGACGACCTGTGGGATTCGACTGTCCACATCGTGGAGCCTTTTAAGATTCCGAAGTCGTGGAGAATCGACAGGTCGTTCGACTGGGGCTCGTCCAAACCATCCTCGGTGGGCTGGTGGGCAGAGTCTGACGGCACGGATTACATCAACGCAGCAGGCTTCCGCGTGTCGACCGTGCGGGGCGACCTGTTTCGCATCCACGAGTGGTACATGTGCAAGAAGGGTGAAGAAAACAAAGGGCTGATGCTGACTGACCGGGAGATCGCCAACGGCATCAAAGAGCTGCAGACGCAGCATCCGATGTTGATGGGCAAGACGATTCACCCAGGACCGGCGGACACGTCCATTTACGACACGACGAACGGGCAGTCGATCGCCAAGGCGATGTCCAACATGGGCGTCCGCTGGACTCGCGCTGACAAATCAGCAGGCAGCCGTATCCTGGGCTGGCAGCGAATTCGGAACCGGTTGCAGGCGTCGTTCAAAAAGGACGGACTACCCAGAGAGCATCCTGGACTGTATGTTTTTGATACGTGTG